GTCTTGCTCCAAATATGGTTGATTTTGTGCATGGGTTACCCCATTTCATCAAAAAAATCGGTGTTTTCATCGTCGAAGATGTCAACATTGCGTTGTTGACGTTCAGCCCATAGAATGAGCGCGGCCACGGTTTCGTGCATGGTGTCGACGTCCCAACCGTCGACGATGTTCCGCCAGGCGCCGGGCGGCAAATGGTCCAAGAAATGCGAAGTCAATTGCCAAACCTGCAACCCGCCCATGTCCGCCAGTGCAACGACGGCCGGGCAACGTTCGGCCAAACCAATCAAGGTTTGCCGGACGTTATTTGCGGCGGTTTCGTATTCGTGCGACATGCTGAATCCATCCATCCGTTGTGTCGTGGTGGATTCCATCGCGCTCACATTGCGATTTCACGTTGTGACAATCCCGACACAAACCCCAGACATTCGCAATGTCGAACATGTCAAATTCGTTCCGATGTCGCGCGGAAATATGGTCGGCGTCGGTCGTTGGCGTGACGCGGCCCATGTGGTCGCACACGGGGCAAAACGGCCAACGTTGGAGGACCGCGCGCCGGAATCGTTGCCAACGCGCGGTTTTCAATCGTGGTTCAAGTTCGGACCCGGTCGGTACTTGGTCGAACGGGCGGCGCGGCGTTCCATCTGAATGGAACGACCGCGACGGTTTGGTGTTCCGTGGTTTGGCTTTCCACGGTCGGCGTCTGTCTTTCTTGGGGATGTTGGGCATACTTTCCGAGATACACCACGGGCGAATTGGTGTCCGCCATTCGGCCGCCTTGGGGGCGTCCGATGTCGTCACCGTTTCGCCGCTTGGGTCGTCCTGACTTGGTCGAAGGTAGGCCCGGCGCCGGTGACATGCAATGTCCAAACGAAACGTGTTTTCAACATGGTTGTGTTGGCGTCACTTCTGGACACAAAAAAACCCGGCGCGGTGGCCGGGTTTGATTCAATTGATTTGTTTTAGTCCATGTCAATTCGAGCCGCTTCGGCTTTAATTAAGCCTTCCAAACATCCTTTGGCTTTTGCGAAAGACATTAGAACGTGTTCCAGAACGTCCATCAATTCTTCAAATTCTTTTGAATCTCGGTCCCCGCCGGCATCCAAAAAAGATTGACGTGCCTTCTGAACTTGAATGACGCGTGATTTTGCGGTTTGAAAATCTTCGGTCGCGTGTTGAATGAAAAAATCCATTGTGTGTGTTTTTGTGTTTGACATGGTGTAAAGATACGCACACTTTCCACACATCCAAATTTTTTCGACATTTTTTTTTCGTCACCGTTCCATTGGTCCGAATTCTTTGTTGAATTCGTCCCGTTCCACGAACCGGTGTTTGTGAGGTTGCCACCACATTTTCGCCATGCCCAATTTGCCGACACCCTTGGGTTTTGTCTTTTGGCAGTACACCCAACATTCGCCCGGTTCAACCGCGGTCCCGTCTGGTTCAAGTACCAAACCGGCGGGCGGACGGTAAACCAACAACATCGTGAACGCGCGTCGGAACCACGTTTGACCGCCGGCCCACTCGGTCGGCAACGCGTGGCCTTGGTAACGAGTCCCGCACACGGATTTTTTGTCCGCGGCGACTTTGGCAATGTGGGTCACGACAATGTCAATTCGGTTTTGTTGTGCGGATTCACGGCGGATGTCGCGCAACGCGTCGGTCAATTGCAAATCTTCCCGTCCGCCGTGTTTCTCTAAATCGCGGTCGATGTCGTTCCAAGGGTCCAACACGGTCATGTCGAACGCCTCAACACGCGCAATTTGTTGAAAGGCGTCCAAGGTGAACGGCGCGTTGGTGTTGGCGATGTCGTCCGGGTCCAGAATGGCGAAATGACGGTGGACCCATTGCAACGCGTCCATGAATGTTTCGTCGGACATGGCGCGTTCGTTTGGCAATCCACCCGGTGTCGTTTTCCGTGCGTCCGCTTGAATCTTCATTTCGCACAAATCGACAATGAGGTCGTCGGCGCTCCCCTCCTCAGCCATGAACAACAACGACCGCCACCCGTGCAACACGGCCGCATTCACAACCAATTGTTTCACAAAGATGGATTTCCCGTGATGCGGCGCACCGGCCACAAACAACGGGAAACCCTTTTTCATGGTCCACAATTTATCAAGGTCACGAAACCCGGTCCCAACACCACGTTGGGAACCGGTTTCGCGAATCTTTTTGACCGCCTCGAATCGGTCCATCGGACGGACAAAACGAACGTTCATCCGAATGGCAACCCGTCGTTCGATGTTGGTTGGCCAAATGCTGGCGTTTGCGGCGGCGTATTGCCATTCGCGTTCGGCGAGCCAACACTTTGGTTTGTGTCGCCGCCGTTTGGCTCAAACACGCGCGCATTTCCAAGAATCGGCGATTCAGTTCCGGCGTCGCGGACCTCACGCGGCAAATCTTGTTTCACGACGTAATCGGCGCCAAATTGGTTTTCCGGCGTGTTGAACAAGACAACGTCAAGATATTTGCCTTTCTTGCCTTGAAACAAATGTTCCGTCAACACTTTGTCGACGTCGATTTTCAATGTGATTCGTTTTGGAATCTTCATGGGGTTTGGGGTTTAGAGTTTGTCCAAATATCAATCGCGTGTTCCATGACCATGTCGACCATGGCGACGGTGTCCGGGTCACCAACTGACATCAACTTGGGGATTTGTTTTCTGGCATGGACAACGGAGGCGTGGTGACGATTGAAGATGGCCGCAATCGTTACCAATGCCAACGAAGTATTTTGGGACAAAAACCACATGAGAACGTGTCGAACTTGCACGCGTTCACGCCGTCTGGATTCGGACAACAATTCGTCCAACGTCAATCCGTTGTGGGCGGCCACCTTTGACACGAACATGGGGACCAAATGCAACCGTTGGTTCATGTGTTGTCGCATGTCGTGCGACGCGTCAATGTGGGCCAAAATGCGCCCGGCGGCGCGGCGGTGTTTCGTCGTGAATTTGAGCGCATCCGCGACCGGCTTTTGGCAATGGGGACAAATTGTGTTCATGCGTGTTGATTTTGTGCGTTCCAAGGTAGGGCATACGACCGCCGGACGCAAACCCGGCGGTCGTGTTTGTTCACTTCACGCGGCCGCGGTACATTGTAACGGCGGCGCCATTTGACGCAACAAACAACAATTCACGTTGCGCGTCTTTGAGTTCTTCAACGGCGGCGCGCTGGTATTCCGTCAACCGTTTGTGTTCTTTGGTTTTGTTATGACTTGCCAAATTTTCGTCGGTAACAAGGCAACCAAATTCCGTTCGGAAATTTTTGAAAAATGCCGTTCGCAGCGCGACGGCCTCTTTTTTGGCGTGTGTTGCCGCTTCATATCTTGCCGCGGCGGTTTGCAAATCTTTTGTCATGATGTGTTGTTTTGTGTTTGACATGCCGTAAAAGTAACGCACACTTTTCACACCACCAAACAAAATGTGATTTTTTTTTTTGAAATGTCAGAATCCCACAACGTCCGCGTTGTCGAAGTAGTCCCGCAACACGGCCACGGTTTCGTCGAACCCGGTGCAAACAACGGCGCGCCATCCTCGGTCGTTCAAACGACGGATGGCGTCGCGTTGTGAGGCGGACACACGACCGCGTTTCGCTTTCAATTCGATGGCCAACCCGACAAATTCACCCCGTGGTTCGAAAAACAACATGTCAGGCACGCCGGCCAAATAGCCGGCCGCCTTCATCCGTTTGGCTTGGTTCATGGACAACCGCACACCGCCTACGGTGGCGCAAAACATGATGTCCGGTGAATGTTCTTTCAAGCGCCGCACGACCTCACATTGAATGTCGTGTTCAGGGCTTGCATTTTTTCGCGCGGTCAAAACGCCAATGTTTTTTCGGCGGTCAACAAAGCCTCATGAATTCCAAGGTCACGCCACGGTTCGTTGTTGATATGCCAAAATTCATCCGTGACGTCGAAACATGGACACGCCTTGTTTGCAAATTCATTGTGACCGTGTACCGTTCGAATTGTAGGAATTGCCACCATCAGCGCCATGGACAACATCACCATGGCGGCCGTTTGTTCGTCGGTCCGCGTGTCGCGTGGTGTTCCGTCGACGTCCAGTCCACCGGCGTACGCGATGCCGATTGACGATTTGTTTTGACCTTTCACATGGGCGCCGATTTGGTCAATCGGTCGCCCGTGTTCAATGGTCCCGTCGGTACGAATTAAAAAGTGGTAACCGACATCACGCCATCCGCGACCCTTTGGCGGTTTGTCCATGTGCCAGCGGCGCACCGTGGCCACGTCAACGTCGCGGGCCGTGGCGGTGCAATGAAGAATGATTTTGTCAATGCGACGCATCGTCGACCATGTTTTGCCGTTCCTTTCTTGCCTTCAACGCCCGTTCAACATTCATCCAAATCAATGTCAGCGCGCCAATTGCACCCAACGCGAACGTCACGCATTCCGTCACCGTGACGTATGTCCACCCCAATGTTGCAACGTTCAAAATGTTTTCGCGTGTCATGTGGTGGCAATTGTTATATCAGCGCCAAAAATGAGGCGGTCCGTTGAACCGGGCGCGACTTCAATGACAATCGAAGCGGTCGCCCCCGACGTGATGTCGGTGATGTCAATGTTTGCGTTTGTGTCCCCCGTGCCAACGCTTGTCGTTGCGCCTGTCGTGTGATTGAACGAATATATTTCGACACCGCCCGAAACGGCCGCGTCGGTGTACACTTGAACGTGTGTCGCTTTGTAGCCCGTCGGGATTTCATTAAAAGCAAACAAAAGGCCCGTTGCCTGATTACATGCCGCGCCCAATGTGTTCGAGGTGTCATCTTCAATTCGTATTTGTGTGATGGCGCGTCCAACATCGTTTCCAAAAAATTCGGTCGGAAACACCTTGATGAGCGTACCGGAACCATGCCAACCACCGCCAGCGTTCGCAAAAGACAAAACACCCGACCCGTTCGTTTGCAGGAATTGACCGGACGACCCATCGGTGACCGAACCCAGAACACCCGACGCGTTGAACGTCGCAACCTCTACCCCCGTTTGCCCAGTTCGATTGGCTGCGCCGTTGTTCGATTCATCAAGCGCGTTGACCACGTCGGTCATGTCCGCTTGCAACGAAGTGATGTTGCTGGCGTTTGTGGCAATGTTCGACGTGTTGGTGGCTATGTCTGTCACGTTGTTCGACGCCACAGTCGCAACTTGAACGAGTCCCGTTTGATTATTTGTTATGCCCGTGGTGTTGGTGGCAATGTTCGACGTGTTGGTTGCGGTGTCATCTCGAACCGCATCCAAATCTGTGGTCGCCGTCACCGAAATCAAATCGGTTTTGTCCTCGATGTCCGCAATGGAAGTCGTGTGAGATGCCGTCGTCAACGTATTTGACGAAATGGCATTCAACTGTGTTTGCGTAATGAATTGATGGTCGGTTGACGTCAACAATTTGTCCGCGCGGATTGCGTCTTGTTCGATGCCAACGGACGTGAACGCCGTCCCTCCTGCGTTCAATGTCAAGGGGCCAACTTTTGCGCCAACCGTGTCCAAATCAACGGCCCCCGTTACTGTCAAAAAATCCGTTTTCGCACGAATGGCCGTCACCGCATCGTCCGACAATGCAAATTTCAAATCAACCGCCGGTCCAATGGGTTTTGGACCCTTGGACGTCGGTCCAGTCGCAACGGGTTGAATTGTACCGATTGGTCGTGGACCCCGTGGGCGACGAAAGTCGTTCGCCTCTGTGACAGTAGACAAAGGACGAAGGGACGACAATTTGCAAAGGGTCGCGCCGACCGTTGCGTTCGTCCATTTCAATTCCAGAATTTGATAAAATTCCTGCGTCCCGTCGCCATATTCCAACAACACCGGTCGTCCGAAGTGGAGGACCGTAAAGGCCGACGCGCTGAACGAATTTTTTTGATTGGACAATGACAAATTCATGTTGGAACGGTCCGTAAATGAAATGTTCACGTCTTTAATCAACAACGGTTTGTCGCGCTTTTGCAACACCTCAAACGCGCGCAACTGATGAATGTATTTGCCCTCGTTCGTCACCGTGTCGCATGTCACCCAATCGCGTTCCGGGAAACGAATGGCCCCGGTCGAATGATGTCGCACACGCACCGACCGGAATTGTTGTGTGTCGTCGTATTTGTCGCCCAACACGCTTTCACCCGTCACGATTTTGGACACGTTGTTGTCCTGTCGTGCCACAAATTCGACATCTTCATCATCTTCGCCGGCACCGACAACAACCTTGAACAAGTGAATGCCGCCAAAATCTGTTTGGTTGTTGGTAAAGGTTCGACCGTTGGACATGATGTCGAACAAGTCGGTTCCCACGATTGACTCGTTGTCCGAATCCAGAAGGGACCACGAAAACGTGATGGTGACGCCCGTGTGTTCGATGTTTTCCGGCAATGGCGGCAACGTCCACGCCATGTCGAAAATTGAATCGTGTTGCATGGTCCCGTCCCCCGTCAACAAACCTTCGGTTGTTTTGAATTCGGCTTCATTAGACGAACGACGTTCGGTATGAAGTCCACCGACAAATTCAAAATCGGTTGTGTCGTCACCGCTTGACAAAATGACCGTGGCCGCGGGCGGGTCGGACGTGGTTCGCGGCAAAACGAAGTCGTAGGTGTCGGCGTTCGTTGTCCATTCAACATCCCCAGATTGGTCAAAAAACTTTGCCGTTGCGACCTGTACGCCAACCGAATTTTTGATTGGGGCCGTTTCGCTTCGTGTCGTGATGTCGCGTTTCAAATGATAGTCGCCGACCTTGATTGTCAAATTGCAACGGTATTTCATGCCGCGACAACGTGTCGTCACATACTGCGACAACAACCGCCCCATTTGTTCCAAAAGAATTGTTCCGGACAACGTCAAGGTTTGGCCACCACTCACCACACACGCCTCATTCGAAAATGTTTTGTCGATGAATGAAATTTGGTTCGATTCGTTTTTTTCCACCTCGAACAAATCCAAATTCACAAATCCAAAATCGGTGTGTTCCAGCGAATGACCCGTTGAACTGATGATTGACCGCGAACCGCCCTCCAAATGAATTGACGACACGGATTGAACCGGGAACATGACGGTTTCAACAACGCCGTCGGTAAGGTCGAACCCGCTTTGGAACGGCGTAAACGAACGCGTGTCCAATGGGTCTGTGATTGGCCCCACGGAAATGTTGTTGACCAAACGGATTTGACGCAAAAACGCGTGTTGCCTGTGGTCGACCGCCGTTTCAGATTCGGCAACGTGAACGTCGGGGTTGGTGAACCACCACGAACCCCACGACAAGAAAATTTGCGCCCCAAATAACGAGGCGCAATGTTCCAAAACCTCGCCACATGAAGTGAAGGAACGCCGGCGAAATTTGCCGCCCAACGGGTCCGTTTCGGTATGGACGTCAACAAATGCCTTCGATGGGACAAATGTGTTTTCAAGAATGGACGCCCCGCCGGGGATGGCGTCGCCGGATTCGGAGGTTGGCAAGTGTTGGTCCTTGTCCAGAATCCACACGGATTCCCGAAGGAATGGGACAACGGGCTTGTCGGTCGCCGCTGAACGAATGATGTCGGCCGCGACATAATCATGGGACGCGGTCGTTGACCCGTCGTAATTATTCCAACCCCAAAGGGTTGAGGTTGGCAATTTCTCAAAACAACGACCCAACGTTTTCGCCATCGAAGCGGAATCTTCGTAGATGCTTTCCCCGGCCGGTCGAAACGGTTCGTCATTCAAAAGAACCAAACCACATTGGGCGGACAATGTCATGACGCGCAAAGGCGAATCTTTGGATTTCGATTCGCCTTGGTCCGCCATGATTGTTCCAAACCACATTGGCCGCCAATATCCGTTCGCGTTTGCCAATTGGTCGGTTTCCGTTGGTGTGCTTGCCCCGGCGTTTTCGTCTGGTTCAAAGACGAACAGCGCCAAACCAAAACGATTGTCGAGGTTGCTTTGAATAGCGTCAAACAATTCGCCGTGTTCGGTCGTTTCCTCCAACACTTGAATGGTGAATGTTGACGGAACCAATGGTGTGTGGCGTTGGTCCGTGTTGCCGTCGTACTCCAAAAGGAACGCGCCCGCGTCGTCACCAACCAATTCAATGTGGTTGACGGTTGATTCGCTTTGACTAAATGTCCCCGCGGTCGCGCCCGAATCAATTATTTCGACACGGTACGCGTGACCATCGGCGCCGCCAACCTCGCTTTTGAAACGCGCTTTCCAACCTGAATCCGAACCGTCGGTTGTCCCGTCATATCTTTTAATGGCCATGACTACAAATTACAAAACCGACCGCCGCGACAATGCGCGTCCGGCCCGCCGTGTTGAAATTTCCAATGTGTTCCCTTGAACGCGCGTGTGAATGTCTGGTTGTTGACCGCCGGCCATTTGCATGAACGCCCCCATTTTTTCAAATGGAACGATGAATTCACCGCGTGATGAAGGTTTTTCCCCAATCAAAGCCAACGTTCCACCACGGCCGCCCAAGATGGCACCACCTTCGGCAAACGCCGGAATGCTTGAAAACAACGCTTTTGTCGCCGCCACCAACCCGGCCGCCTTTGCCGGTGCGGCCGCGCCACCGGTCACGATGTTGTCAGGTGACGCGGGCGAGAATGCCGACGCAACGGCGTTCGAAATTGCCGTGGCCAACGCTTGTTTGATTAAGCCTTTGACGACACCTTTTGCCGCCTCCAACATGCTTTCGCCCAACTTTTGGTTTTTGTCAAATACGGCGTCGACTGCGGCACCGGCAATGTTCGTCGCGGCCATTTGTGCTTCGGCGGCGGCGTCGAATTTTTCTTTGTTTCTCTCTTGTTCTTTGCCGATTTCCACCAAGCCTTTCCGTAACCGGTCGGCCTCCGATGTCATTTTCGCAAATTGTTCTGTGTTCACAAAATTCGGGTCGGCCAAAGCCATGTCTTGCAACGCTTGGTCCAATGCCGTCAACGCTTCGTGGGTCGCGTCCATAGACGACAGAAGGCCGGCGCCTTCCAACACCTTCAATTCGGCCATTTTCGCCCGCAATGATTCCAACGGACCCGTGGTTGTGGTTTCCGTTTCAGTCCCCAACGTTTTGACCGCGGCGGCCAACGCGGACAACACCGATTCAGAATCCCCGCCGAAATCTTCACCCAAAACAGATTGCAACGCGGTGATTTGTTCGGCGGTCAACTTCAACGCGGACACGTCAAGGTCACCCGAAACGCCTTCGACGATGTCACCAATGGCCCGGTTCAAATCGGAAACGCGTTCGGCGTCACGCTCGCCGAACGCCTCTCCGAAGATGCTTTCCGTTTTTGTTGTTTTAGCCAACTCACTTGCCAACCCGGCCACAACGTCGGCCAACGTTTTTGTTTCGTCGGTTTGCGTTTTTGTAGCGGCGGCGGATTTTTCCTTTGCGTCGGTGGATTTTTCTTCGGCCTTGGTTTCAACTTCTTTGGTTTCGGCCGCTTTGGTTTGTGCGCCGTCCAGACGGTCAACAAGTGTTTCGAAATTTCGCATCGCCTTGGACGCGTCGTCGACATTACGGGCGGCGGTGAACAAGTGTGTTCCAAAAAATCCGCCGCTATCCGTTGCCCGTTTCAATGCCGTTTCCAAATCCCTTCCCGCCGCGCCGCGGATGTCATGCAAACTTTCTTGAAATTTTTTCAAGTCGATTTCGCCCGCGCTCAATTGACCGACCAAGTCGCGCACACCGTCCGACAGCGCGGCGATTTCATCGACATCCCCGCCGTCCTCAAACGCCCGCATTTCGAAATCAATCAAAACTTTTTCAACGGTCGTGACGGCTTCGGCTTGTTTTTTTGTTGTTTCGGCCAACAATTGCGCGCGAACTCTTGACGCGACCGCGTCACGAACGGCGTTTTCCGCTTTTTCGATGTCCTCCAATGACGCCGTGTTCAAATCCAAGTTCCCCAGATATTCACCATACTGGGAATTGATGTCCTGAATTGCTTCGGACCGGTCGCGCTCACCTTTTGCGGCCAACTTCAATTTTCCAAACAAGGTTGTCACCTCCGCGCGCTCCTCGGCGATGGCCTTGTTCATTTCCTTCGTTGCGCCCGCCATGGAACGCGACTTGAATTCCAACGACGACATTCGTTTGATGACGGGACGCAATGCCAAACCTAATCCAACAACCGCCGCGGTGACCGCAAGGAATGGACCAGAAACCAACACGGCCGCCAAACTTGAAAATGACGTGGCCGCCGACGTACCGGCCAACGCGGCCGCACCTTGCAACAACTTGAATCCCTTGACAATCGAACCGATAGCGCCGGTCAACTTGCCACCGACAATCAACAACGGCCCCAACGCCGCCGCCGCCATCGCAAATTGGACAATCGTTTGTCGCGTCCCTTCGTCCAAGTTAGCAAACGCCGACGCCATGTCACGAATCACGGTGACGACCTGCAAAATGGCCGGGGCCAACGCCGTTCCCAATTCGATTTGGGCGGCCTCGATGGCCGATTGCATTTCCGCCAACTTGCCCGCGGTCGTGTTGCCCATGGCGTCGGACATGCTTTGCGCGGTTCCTTCGGCCTCCATGAACGCCGCGTTCAGCGACGACAAATCTTCCAAATTCTTTCCGAACACGGGTCCAAGAATTGCCGCCCGCGTTCCTAACAATTCCAACGATTCGGTGAATCCGGTCCCGCCTTGAATTATTTTGGTGAATGTGTCTTTGACCGGAACCCCAGATTTGGCCAATTCGCTGAACGCCATTTTCAATTTGGTTCCCGCGTCCGACCCTGCGATGCCGTTGTTCGCCAACACGGCAATGAGCGACGACGTTTCTTCCAAACTGAACCCAAATTCGTTCGCGACCGGCGCGACGTTTTTCATGGATTCTTTGAATTTTTCCAAATCCAAGGCGGAACCGGCAAACGACGCCGCCATGACGTCGGTCACGCGACCGGTGTCCGCTGAATCCAATCCAAATTGTCGCAACGTTGCACCGACAACCGTTGCCGTTTCGCCCAAATCTTGGTCAAACGCCTTTGAAAGATTCAGAACGGCGTTCGTCATTCCGGGGATTCCATCGCCCCCGGTCAATTCCTTTTGAGTGAATCCAAGTTTCGACAACTCCAATTGAAGTTCCGAAACCTGCGACGCGCTGAACGACGTCGTGCCCCCAAGGTGCTTCGCTTGTTCAGTTAATGCCCCAAGGGATTTCGCGCCGCCCCCAGACACGGCGCCGACCTTTGCCATGGCCAATTCAAAATCGGCGGCAACTTTGAACGACGACGCACCAACGACGGCCAATGGGGCCGACAAACCCATGGACAAATTGCGTCCGGCCGTTTGCATTGACTTCGACGCCGACTTGAACCGGGCCAATGAACGGTTCAATCCCCGTTCGAATTTGGACCCGTCGAGGTCTAAAAGTATAGCAAGCCGTGACGATTTCGCCATTGTCAAGAAAATTCGTCGACCAAGCGTTTGATGTCGTCGGCCGACATGGGTTTGTTGTTTTCAGGCGCGGCCATTCCGCGTCCGTAGGGGTTGAAGTCCTGCGCGCTTTTTGCCGTTTGACCACGGCCGCGATTGATGTTGAACAACATCGCCATGACCGCGCCGGTGTGATTCCACCGGGTTTCGTCCGCCTCCAACAAACCGCTTTGGAAACATGACCATTCGAAAAAAGTCATGTTCCAAAATTCATCCGGTCGCAAACCGGCCCGAAGGCCGGCCGCATATATTGACCGCCACGTTGGCGGCGGCCCCGTTTTTACTTCGGGGCCGCCTCCACCCCGTTTCCCGACTTCGGGTCTGGGGCCATCGTGTCGACAACTTCGTTGGTGATTTGTGTGAACGTGTTTTCGTCCTCACAAATGAACGCGCACAATTGGTTGAATTCCGGCAAACTTGACTCGGGTTTGCCGTGTCTTTGTGCGTGATTCAACATCCCACAAAACACGATTTTTGGAACCGTGTTCAAAGGGTCGTCCGACAATTGCGTGTCGATTTCGGCCAACGGTATGTCGTACCGTTCGGACAAAAGTCGAAACGCGTTCATGTTCACCAACGCCGGAATGGTCGTGTTGTTGACCTTCACCGACAACTCGCCGCGCAATTTGTTTTTTGCCATTTTGTTTCAATTGGGTTCACCCCAATTTACACAATTAGGCTTGAACCAAAGTCCCTGTTCCCTTCAAAGAACACGAATAGGTTGCGAAGGAATCCACACCCGCGGTGGCCTCCAATGATTCGATGAAGGCCGAACCGGTGTAGGTTGCGCCGCCGGTTGTCGCGTCCGCCTTGAAAATGACTTCGACGGTTTCCCCAGACAACGCCAATTTCGCCAGATTGTTGAAACCGTGTTCGTTTGTCCCGTCCAGAGAATCGGATGCGGTGGTGATGTCAACCATGCCATCGACAGAAAAACTGAACGACGACGCACCGACTGCGGTGTGCGAAATGGATTGGGCCGCTTGCCCTGATTTTGAGGCGGTTTCGACGGAACCATTGTTGATGGAAACGGAACAATTTGTTGAAACACCAACCAAACGTGACGTACCTGAACCGGCGGTGTCACCTTTGACAAATAGTCCCAACTTATTTCCCGAAATGCTTGAAAGTGACATTTGTTGAAAATTTACGTGATGTCCCCGAATTTCGTCAGAACACGTTTGAATTTCGTGTCGTCACGAAATGTCAACGCGGCGTGTATGACGCCAAAAATGAAACGGTGAAAACCAATTCGACAATGAACACGTTTCCGTCGTCCATGACGTCCGACGCGATGGTGTCAAGGGTTGTGGATGCGATGTTGTAAACGTTGGACCCAACCGTGTATTCACCTGTGAGTCCTTCGAAATTGGTGCGAACAATGGTGTGCATGCTCCACGCCTCCGAAACACTTTCCGAAAAACAGTTCACGGAAAATTCGAATTCGTCGTTGACCGACGTCGTGTTTTTTGTGGGCGAAAACTTCGCGTCGGTTTGTTCAAACATAACCGCGGGCAACTCGGACCCTTGTTGGCGCAGGTATGGGTAAATTCGCGCGCCTGTAATCGCACGCAAAACGGCGTCACCATTTAGCCGTGAATAAAGCAAGTCTAACATTCACGTTTGTTTTTTGAATTCACGAACCAAAAATTCGCGCACACCCTTCTTGATTCTAAAAGGTATG